TGTGTCGGCAATGTTACGCGATCTCGCCAATAACACGCATGATCCTGCATAGCCCTCTAAGGCATAGGATGGTGAATGGAGCTACTAGCCTCACTCATCGTCCTGGTGGCGCTGTCGATTGCGCTGCCGAAGCTCAGGAACACTAACCTACTCAAGCGCTTCAAGTGGGTAGCGATTACCCTGATTGTCGCCAACGAGATTAGAGGAATTGCGGTGGTTGCCACGATTGGCCCGCCGATCTTCAAGGCAATCTTTCACTAAGCACCAGACACCGCCCACCCTCCGGGAGCGGAAACGGAGGGGCGCAACAATGACCGACGTTCGCGAGCAGATCCTTTCGCTACTGGCGGAGGGGAAGAGCCTCGCATCAATCTGCCGGAATGAGGGGATGCCAAACAGGGCAACCGTCCAGCGTTGGCAGAATGACGATCCAGAGTTCGATGCGGCAGTTACGCACGCACGCGAGGAAGGCTTTCACCTGCTGGCCGAACTGGCCCGCGTGAATGCCCAGACCTGCGAGGACGCGGCGAAGGGGCGCTTAGCGTTCGATGCTGACCGCTGGTATCTCGGCAAGCTCTCGAATGCGTTCAGCGACAACAAGGCGCAGAAGCTAGAACATACCCACGACCTGTCTGACGAGGCCAAGGCGTGGCTCGGGCTGACTTCCTAAGTCTCTGCGCCAAGCGTTGGCCTGACAAGCTAACGCGGCTGCGGGACGGGTTCTACAAGATCAAGGACAAGGCGGGCAAAGAAGTCCCGTTCCGCATGAACGAGGATCAGGAGCGCTTCATCTCGGAGCGCCACGGCCTCGATATCGTTCTCAAGGCCCGCCAAAAGGGCTTCACGACCGTAATCCAGTTAGAGATGCTGGACGACTGCCTGTTCATCCCGAATACGTCTGCCGGCGTCATTGCTCACAACCTCCAGGATGCCGAGGCGTTCTTTGCCGACAAGATCAAGTTCGCTTACGACAAGCTGCCTGATGAGTTTCGGGCGGTAGTAAGCGCCACTAACGATACGGTTCGCAGCCTCAAGTTCAGCAACGGCTCTTCGATCAGGGTCGGCACGTCGCTTCGATCGGGAACGATCCAGCGGCTGCATGTGTCGGAATACGGCAAGCTCTGCGCGAAGTTTCCTGAGAAGGCGCGTGAGGTAAAGTCGGGCGCCTTCAACACCGTCGCGGTCGGGCAGAAGATCGTCGTCGAGTCCACCGCCGAGGGGCACGTTGGACACTTCTACGAGATGACCAAGGCGGCGCAGGATCGCCTAGCCAAGGGCGACGACCTGACGGAGATGGACTTCAAGTTCCATTTCGCGCCGTGGTGGACGAGTCCTGAATATGTGCTCGACGCCGATGTGGTCGAGACGACGGAGCAACAGGAGTATTTCGCCAAGCTCGAAGACAAGGGCATCACGCTAAGCCGCGAACAGCGCGCCTGGTATGTGAAGAAGTCTGAAGAGCAGGGCGAGGACATGAAGCGCGAATACCCCTCCACACCGGAGGAGGCGTTCGAGGCATCGATCGAGGGCGCATACTTTGCGACCGAGATGAGGAAGATGCGGGAACAGGGCCGCATCTGCCGCATCCCGATCCTCAGCAAGCCGGTGGACGTTTACTGGGATCTTGGCGTCGGTGACGCGATGGCCCTGACGTTCAAGCAGCAGCTCGGGGCCGAAGAGCGCGTCATCGATTACTACGAGAACAGCGGCGAGGGCTTCGAGCACTACGCTCGTGTCCTCAACGACAAGAAATACATCTACGGGCGTCACTTCTTCCCGCACGACGGCGATCACCGCTCGCTGGGAATGGTGGCGAAGACCAAGAAGGAATGGGCTGAAGAGGCCGGGATTAGCCCGATCACCATCGTTCCGAGGATCGCGACCGAGGCCGCCGGCATCGAGGCGTCACGCGCCTTCCTGCCGAGTGTCTGGATCGATGAAGAGCGCTGCGCTCGCCTGATCCAGTGCCTGGATAACTACCGCAAGGACTGGGACGACAAGCTGGGAACGTGGAAGTCCACGGCGCGGCATGACGGGTTCAGTCACGGATACAAATCGTTCGAGACGGCTGCTGTCGCGCCCAAGAGCGTGAAGATGAAGCCAATTAAATACTCAACCAAGGGGATCGTTTGATGGATGTCGATCCCGAACTGATTGCGTTCCTTCAGAGCGAGGAAGCGCGGGCTTACGACGGGATGCTGCTCGAAGAGGTCGAGGCAGCGATCAATTCCTACAACGGCGCCGAGTATGGCGACGAGGAAGAGGGGCGCTCGAAGGTCGTTGCCCGCGATGTGTCGGAAACCACCGACTACATGCTGACATCGGTGCTGGATGCGTTCGTTGCCTCAGGCCGCGTGGTCGAGTTCGAACCGTCCAGTGAGCAAGACGAAGACCTGGCCGACGATGTTACCGAGGCCATGCACTACATCTACCGGCGCAAGTCGGGTTATCGGCTGATCCACGACTGGGCGAAGTCTGGCCTGCTCGAGAAGATCGGCGTCGTGAAGTGCTGCGTCGAGCGCAAGAAGAAGCGCGTCGAAGCACTGTATCACCCAGCGGAGTTCCCAGAGCACGCGATCCAGGCACAGGAGACCGACCAACCCCACCCGGTGGACGGCTCGCCGATGATCCACGCGGTGACGCTCGAAGAGACCGCCGCCGCGTTCCCTGACTATCACGTTCCCCTCGAAGAGTTCCGCTGCGCTCCCGACGCGAGGGACTTCGACAGTTCCGTCTATCTCGCCCACGTCTGCGAGAAGAGCCTGTCAGAGCTCGTCGAGATGGGCTTCGACGCCGAGACCGTTGAAGGCATCCAGGGCGACGGCCTGCCCACGTCACTGGCACAGGCCCGCGACGATGGCCGCTCCAACTGGCAGGGACTGACCGACCGCGCTGGCGCCAACCGCAAGGTGTGGCTCAACGAGGAATATGTTCTTTACGACCTGAACAGTGACGGCATTGCCGAGCGGCTGTGCATCCACCGCGTCGGCAACACGGTGCTGAAGATCGACGAGGTTGACTACCAGCCCTTCGAATATTGGTGCCCGTATCCGATGCAGGGCCGGCTGATCGGCCAGTCGCTTGCCGACAAGACGATGGACATCCAGCGTGTCAACACGGTGCTGGAGCGCAACGCCCTCGACAGCCTCTACATGCAGGTCGCGCCGGGGACGATGATCCACGAGGATTCTGTCGGCGACAACACGCTCGACGACCTGTTGACGGTCAGGCCGCGCCGCATCGTTCGGTTCAAGGGGGCGATGCAGCCGATCCCCGAGCAGCACAACGACATCAGCCAGATTGCTTTCGCTGCGATCGAGTTCAAGACCAAGCAGCGCGAGAGCCGCACTGGCATTACTCGCCTCAACAAGGGCGTTGACGAAGACACGCTCAACGACACCGCCAAGGGGCAGGCGCAGTTGATGGCGCGCGGCCAGCAGATGGAGCGCTACATCATCCGCAACTTCGCGGAAGGCGTGGCGCGGCTGTTCATGAAAAAGGTCGGGCTGATGCGCCGCTACGGCTCGCCCTTCCAGATCCGTGTGGATGGTGAGTATCGCCAAGTCGATCCCTCGCAATGGCCGGAAGACCTCGAGGTACAGGTCATCGTCGGGCTCGGTTCGGGGTCGAAGCAGGACCGCATCATGTATCGCCAGATGGTCGCTCAGGCGCAGTCGCTGGCGATGCAGGGCAATTCCCCGGTCTGCACCTGGGAGAACGTGTTCAACAACCTCGCGGCGCTGTCGCGGGACATGAACCTTGCTCCGAACGACATCTGGACGCATCCGGACGAGAACCAGCAGCCGCCACAGCAAGACCCTGCGCTGATGAAGTTGCAGGGCGAGCTTCAGTTGAAGCAGCAGCAGTTGATGCAGGCGCAGCAGGAGGGGCGGGCGAAGCTGGCCCTGATGGCACAGCAGCACCAGTCCGACGCGGCGATTCAGCAGGCACGAGCGCAGATGGAGGCCGACCTGGCGCTTCGCCAGCAGAACATGCAGGCATTCCTCGACGCTCACCAGATGGCGCTGGAGGCCCACAAGCGCGCCGCCGAAATGAAACAGAAGGACGCGGAGTCAAAGGCGAAGATCAGCAAGCTGCGCCAGGGCGGGAAGCTGAATAAGTGATGGGCGGCATGTTTGCGGGTGCCGTGCCACAGCAACCTTGGCAGATGCGATATGCCCGCCCGAACTGGAAACAGCTACTGACGCAGCTTCCATCGCCGCAGGAAACGCAGTTCGAGGCGTGGGTTCGCGCCAACAACGTCCCGGTAACCCCCGACTACGACATGCGGGCTTACTGGCTGCATCGCAACGACCCGAACATGCGGACGCAGGTCAATCCGAACGACCATCGGCTGCACTTTCCGGACACCTACAAGACGCCGCTGCACCAGTCGTTCAGCGGCGAGAGCATCTTCGCCAACCCTGCGGCGCATCCGCCGATGTGGAACGACAAGGATCAGCTTGTGGCGCCGGATGGAACGGTTCTGTTCGACGAACGCGCAGTGAACAGGTCTCGTCGATGACAAAGATGACCAAGCTAAACGAGTTTGATGCCGATGAGTGGTTTGACGGCGCGTGCAGACTTCGCCGCATTACCCGCGAAGAGTTCGATGAGCTTTGGGAAAGGTTTCAGCGCGAAAAGGCGGCGCGCCGCGCTCATTAGGCGCTAAGCGACCCGCGATACCGCCAACAAAAATAGCGTCACCAGCACGGTAATTAGCGCTAGGTCGAAGTAGAGTCTGCGTTCTTGGTCGGCAGGCATGACCGCCGCCTACCACGAAACACAAATAACAACAAGAGCGGAAGGGTGACAGTGACATCTGACCGCATCGCCCGCGCTCAACGTGCTCAAGCTGCGTGGGACGAGTTCTTCGCGCCCATGTTCGACGAGATGCGGTCTGAATACCTCGCCCGCCTTGCCGATAACGCCGTGACCGAGCTGAACAAGGACCGCCGCGCCGACAAGGTGACGGTCTTGGCACAGGCTCTCAGGGTTCTCGACAACCTTGAAGGCGGAATGCGCGAGGTTATCCGCGACGGCGACGTGGCCCGTCAGGACAGGCTCAGAGCCGATCGGATCGAACAGATGACCGACGCCCAGCAGCGGCTGCTGAAGATCGGGCCGGGATACTAATTCCCCATCAGGGAAGTGACTGCTGGAAAGACAGCCAACGACACGAGCGGGGATCAACCTCGCCAACCCAAAGGACGCTCAATGACGACCCAGCCTGAACAGGCAGTCGGCAGCGACGACAACGCACCCGTTGACGCCAAGGCCGACGCCCTCAAAGCATTCGAGGACATGGCCGACAGCTTCTTCGATGAAGAACAGCCGGCAGAGGGTGAAGGCGAAGAGCCTGAAATCACCGACGAAGCCGAAGACGAACCGCAGATCGAAGAGGAAGAGGACGAGCTTCCTCCCATCGACGCGCCGGTATCGTGGGACGCTGATGCGAAAGCACGCTTCGCTGAACTTCCCCGTGAGACGCAGGAATATCTTGCGAAACGCGAGGGGGAGCGCGAGCGCTTCGTTCAGCAGAAGTCCCAGGAAGCCACTCGGGCCAAGCAGGACGCGGCAAACGAGGCTCAGCAAGCGCTGGCCCAGTATGACGCACACGTTGCCCAGACGCTTCAGAGCTATGCGGAGCAGCTTGCACCCCAGCGCCCCAATCCGGCGCTATTGCAGAGCGACCCGATGGCTTTCTACGCCCAGCAGGCGCATTTCGAGAACGCCGTTGCCCAGCAGCGCGAGTTGCAGCAGCAGGCCGATCGCTACGCCCAGCAGGCACAACAGCGGGCCGCCCAGCTAGAGCAGGCCCAGCACGCGGAACAGCACCGCATTCTCGTCGAGCATTTCCCGGAATACACCGATCCTACGACTGGCCCGGAGCTACAGCGAAAGCTCACGGCAGCCGCCAAGCGCATCGGCTACTCCGACGAGCTGATTGGACAGGCCCGAGCGACCGACATCCTCGCTATGCGCGCCGTTGCTGACGCCTTCGACAAGGCGGACAAATACGACGCGCTGCAAAAGACGAAGATGGAGAAGGTCCGCGCGGCAAGAGGCAAGCCACCCGTTTCGGCGAGGCCAGGTGTTGCCGTTGCCCCCGACCAGTCCCGCATGGCTCGATCCACCGCCGCCTTCGAGCGCGCGAAGCAGGGCCGGAACATGAATGAGAAGGCCGAAGGCTTCGCCGAGTGGGCGAAACTCAACGGGCTCGTCTGAGCCTAAAACAAAAAGAGTCATAGAAAATGGCCGTTCCTTCAAACACGATCCAGAACGTCGCCCGCGTCGGCGTTCGCGAGGATCTTTCCGACAAGATCGCGGCACTGTTCCCCGACGAGACCCCGTTCATCGACATGATCGGTCGCTCGAAGGCGAAGAACACCTACACCGAGTGGCAGACGGACGCCCTCGCTTCTGCGAACGCTGACAACAAGGCGGTGCAGGGCGATGACACGCCGAACCTGTCGCGCGCCAACACCACCCGCGTCGGCACCCACACCCAGATCTTCACGAAGGTCGTGGGCGCGTCTTCGACCGTCGAAGCCACCGACAAGGCTGGCCGTCAGTCGGAACTCGCACGCGAGCTGATGAAGGCTGGCCGCGAGCTTCGCACCGACATGGAAGCCCGCTGCACCGCCAACAAGGCGTCTGTAGCTGCGACCTCATCGGTTGCGGGTGAGACTGCCGGCGCGCTGGCGTGGCTCACGTCGAACACGTCGCTCGGCACCTCGGGCGCCAACGGCGGCTTCTCGAGCGGTATCGTTGCGGCTGCCACCAACGGCACCCAGCGCGCCCTTGCGGAATCGCAGCTGAAGTCCGTGCTCCAGTCGGTGTTCACCAACGGCGGCAACCCGAAGGCGATGATCGTCTCGGCTGCCCAGAAGCAGAACGCAGCGGCCTTCACCGGCCTTGCCACCCAGCGCCGTGAGACCGGCAACAAGAAGGTGACGATCGTTGCCGGTGCCGACGTGTATGTGTCGGACTTCGGCGAGATCCAGTTCGTTCCGGATCGCTTCTGCTCGACCCGTGACGCGTTGATCGTCGATCCCGAGTATTGGGACATCGCGGTCCTCGACCCGCTGGGCACCGAAGACCTCGCGAAGACGGGTCTCGCCACCCGCAAGCTGATGAAGACGGAGCTCGCGCTTCGCTGCCTCAACCAGGCCGCGTCGGGCGTCATTCGCGACCTCAGCTAGTGAATGAGTGGGGTGGGGGCTTCGGCTCTCACCCCATTTCTCAAAGGACGGAGGCTCCATGGGAATGACTCCATGGGAGCTGTTGGACGACGGATCGTTCAACGGCGTCCGCAAGTATATCCGCTCGTCGGGCGACGATCAGGGCACGGTTCAGATCCGCTACGAGGGCTACGACATTCCGTTGATCCTCAAGCAGAACCATGACGAGCGCATGGAGAACCACGGGACCAAGATGGGTGACGGGCTCGAGAAGGCCGCGTCGATCCCCTGCTCGGTGCTTTACCAGTGGCTGACCGAGGACGGTGTGTGGGCGCCAAACGACCCCGAATACACCAAGCGAAAGCTGAACGATCCGGATTGGCGCTACCTGAAGTGCCGCGACATCATTCTCTGACGGGAACTCTCAATGGCAACTCGCATCATCGAATATGCGGGCCTATCCGGTCTCGACCGCACGATAGTCCCGGCGAACCTTAAGGTTCTCAGCCAGACGGCGCTTACCGCCACCTCGACATCAGCGCAGTCCGCCGCATTCGACGCGACGACTAATGTTGTCTGCATCGATTCCGACGAGGCGATCAAGGTCAATTTCGGCACGAACCCGACCGCGACCGACAACGACTTCAAGGTGAAGGCCGGCATCGAGCAGTTCTTCGAGGTCAAGCCCGCCTGGAAAGTGGCGATCAAGACGTAAGCGGGAAACGGGGGAGACTAGGCCATGCCCTTGCAGATCACGATCCCGCAAGGGACTGGAACCACCGTTGGAACGGGAATCACGACCTATTCGGGTCTCGTCGCCTCGATCGAGCGGTGGCTGAACCGCTCGGACCTTGGCACCGTCATTCCCGACTTCATCACGCTCGTTGAAGACAGGCTGAACCGGCTGCTTCGCGCTCCCGACATGGAAAACATCGTGACGCTCACGGTGTCGTCGGGCGCGGTGGACCTTCCGACCGATTTCCTCGAGGCGCGGCACCTCTACGTTGACGCCGACCCGAACAACGAAATCGTTCCCGCGTCCTTGGACACGTTCCAGCACACTTTCTCGTCATCGCAAACGGGACGCCCGCAGGTTTACGCGGTGTCCGATGGACAGTTGATGTTCGCACCGTCTCCGGACGCGACCTATTCGGTCCAGCTCCACTATTACAAGCGCATCCCCGCTCTTTCGGCATCCAACGAAACCAACTGGCTCATCACGACCTTTCCGAGCCTCTATTTGTGGGGCTCACTGGTCATGGCCGAAGCCTTCATCTGGGATGATGACCGCATTCCGCTGTGGAAGGGGGCGTGGGACGAGGCGTTGGCCGAGTTCAAGCGCCACGGCACATGGAAGCGTCACGGGGGTGGCCCCTTGGCTCCGAGGATTCCGGTTTGCGACTGATCTACGGGCCGTATGAGCCCGACAAGCCCGAACATCTGTCGAAGGGGCTTGAGGTCGCCGATAACGTCTATCCGTCGCCTGACGGTTATCGCCCGTTCAAGGCGTTCGACGCGGTGACGGAAGCGCTTCCCGACACGTTTCAGGGGGCTGGAGCCTTTGTTGGCTCTGACGGCACGGTGCAGCTTCTGGCGGGGACGGCAAGCGACCTCTACAAGTTCTCGGCAACGCTGTCGTGGACCTCTGTGCTGGGAAGCCTCTCGGCAGACAGGTGGTATTTCACGCAGTTCAACGACCATGTGATTGCGACCAACGGCGGGGCGCCGGTTGACGTTGATATTCTCGCGGGGACGGCGGCGCTTCTCGGGGGTTCTCCTCCGAACGCCAAGCTCTGCACGACGGTTCGGGACTTCGTTGTTCTTGCCGATGGCAACACCGTTACATGGTCAGGGTTCGAGGATCGCGCGGGTTGGACGGCGGGGCTGAACCAGTCGGGCAGCAAGCCGATGTTGTCCGGGGGGCTGGTGACGGGCCTGACTGGCGGCGAATACGGGCTTGTCTTCCAGAGGTCTCAGATCACCCGCATGTCCTACGTCGGTGTTCCGACCGTGTGGCAGTGGGACGTGGTTTCGGAGAACATTGGCTGCATCTCGCCGGGGTCATTGGTCCAGGTCGGCGACATGCGGTTCTTCCTCTCCGACCGTGGCTTTATGAAGACGGACGGGAGCGGAGTGACGCCGATTGGTGCCGAGCGCATCGACCGCACGTTCCTCGCGCTCTACAACCAGCAGGACATCGACGACTTCATGTATTCGGGCGCGGACCCGAAGAACCACATCGTCGTGTGGGCGATGCCCGGCAAGCTGTGGATCTACAATTACATTTTGGATCAGTGGTCCACCTCGACGCAGGACGTTCGCGCCGCGTTCGTCGGGTTCACTGCCGGGGTGACGCTCGACGACCTCGACGCGATTTATCCCGACTTGGACGCAATGACGCCCTCGCTCGACGACCCGATCTTCCTCGGGGGCTTGCCTCAATTCCTCGCGGTGAATGCCGCGAACGAGATCGGGACGTTCAAGGGCGACAATCTCGAAGCCACGCTGGACCCGCCGAACCTCGAGCTGGTGACGGGGCGGGAAGCAAGGGTCTCGCAGCTTCGCCCACTGACGGATGCGACTTCGGGGCTGACGATCAAGGTCACGAGCAAAGCGCGTTTAGGCGACCTCGGAACGGAGACCAGCTTCGCCACCATGCAGGATAGCGGCGACGTGGATTGCCGCATCAACGGGCGGTATCTTAGGCCTAAGGTGACAATCGCGGCGGGGGCGGACTGGTCCTATTTCCAGGGGCTGGACCTCAACATCGTCCACGGCGGCGGACGCCGATAAATGCCCCAGATCATCCCGACCAGCGCCAGCAACTTGCCGGCGTGGATCAGGTTGTGTGCCAATGCCGTTAACGAGCTCGTCAAGAGTGGTACTGGCGGCGGTGGCTCGGGGACAACCACCAACGCCGCGACCTTTAACAATAGCGGTTCGGGCGATGTCTCGGGAACGACGTTCGACGGCTCCTCTGCGGTAACGATCTCATACAACACCATCGGGGCGCAGGCCGCTGGCTCCTACCTGACCGGCAACCAGACCGTCACCTTGTCAGGGGACGTGACGGGGTCCGGCGCCACCTCGATCACCACCACCCTTGCCAATTCCGGGGTCGCGGCAGGCACCTACGGGGACGCAACGCACACCCTGACGGCGACAGTTGACGCGAAGGGGCGCGTCACCGCCATTTCGACGAACGCCATCTCTGGGGTCGGCAGTGGGTCGTGGACGCATCCCGACATCGCTCCTCCCCTAGCGTCCTGGTTCGGCACGACCGGGAACAGTCCGACACTGACCGATTACACCGATTATGGCCTTGGCATTACTGGCGCCGGTGGCGGCACGGTTGTCCGCTACGCCGTCAAGAGCGGGCTCGCGGCTGACACGACCATCATCCTTCGCGTGCAGCCCGACCTCAGCGACGGAAACTCGATGGTCGGGTTTGCCGCGCGAGATAGCAGCGGCGGCAGGATGATTACCTTCGGACCAACCTACTACGGCGGGGGCTTGTGGAAGTTCAACTCGCTAAGTTGGGGTTCGGATACTTCAGTTTTCGGCGATATTGGGAACGTCACCTATAACGGCGCGCCGGCATGGCTGAAAATCGTCTACGTTGCCTCGACAAAGACATTCACCTTTTCGTTCTCGTTCAACGGCAAGATTTGGCACAGCCACTCTTCGAGTTCGTTCATCGCCAACCCGAATCAACTAGGCGTTGGCGTTTGGTCAACGACGACGGGCGGCAGTGGCGGCGTTCCTGCGGGGATTGTCACATATTGGAACGACGGCACCAATAACGGCACCCCGCTCACGCTGCTGAAGGCATAAGCAGTGCGAATTGGCGTCGTCCCGGACCCGCAAGGCTGGGACCGCTGGGAAGAAGCGAAAGCCTATCTCGAACCCGCACGGGCAAGGGGAGATTTCGAGACCGTGTGGGAGCCTGACGAACTGCTGTGGGCGGTTCTCGACGGTAACGAACTACTGGCCTGTGCGACGGCATGGCTCAGCACTGATGGGTTCGCAGAGGTCAAACTAGTCGGTGGTCGGGACCATCACCGCTGGCTCAAACCACTTGATGGCGAGATTGGGAGATCGGCACGCGAGGCGGGGGCTTCGCGGCTGATCGCGTGGGGGCGCGCTGGCTGGATAAAGAGCCTTGGCGCGCTGGGGTGGGAAGCGTCGAAAATGGCCGATGGGGCAGTCGCCTACAGCCGTGAATTGAGGGACTGATGGGCAAGAAATCAAGCAAAACAACGACTAAGTCGGAGCCGTGGAAACCAGCGCAGGGCGCGATCCTTGACGCCATCAACACAACCCAGGGCACGGTCAACGCGAACCAGGGCAACCTCAACGACATCGCGAGCGGCATCCAGGGCTATCTCCCCGGCCTCGGCCAGCAGGCGTTCGGCCAGAACCCAACGCTGGGAGCTGCCAACGGCTACGCGCAGGACGTGCTCGGCGGCAAGTATCTCAACGCCAACCCCTACATGGACCAGATGATTAACTCGACCGCGAACGACGTGCAGGATCGCGTCAACTCGCTGTTCGGCAATTCCGGGGCTTCACTTGGCACCCAGCACGCGGGCGTTCTTGGTCGTGAACTCTCCAATGCTGAGAACACGATGCGCTACCAGAATTACGCGCAGGAGCGGCAGAACCAGCAGCAGGCGGCAAGCATGGTCCCGGCGCTCTATGGTTCGCAGTTCGCGGGCGTCACGCCTTACCTCGCGGCGGCACAGACGGCGGGAACGCTGCCTTATGCCGGCGTGTCTGCTCTTTCTCCGATCATGGGTCTCGCGGCGCAGGGTGGGCAGCAGTCGGGGACGCAGCCGGGGGGCTGGGGCAACGACCTGATGAACGCGGCGGCGTCGATCGGCTCGGCTGCGATCATGGCCTCGGACCGTCGTTTGAAAACCAACATCGTTCTCGAGCATCGCGATCCGGACGGCTTGGGTTGGTATTCGTGGAACTGGCGGGCTGATCCCAAGGGCGAGCCGGTGCGCGGTGTGATTGCCGATGAAGTCGAGAAGCTTCGCCCATGGGCGTTCGTGAAGGGCTTCGTCAACGGGGTTTATGACGGCGTGAACTATTCAGCTCTTGGGGGTGCTGCGTAATGCTTCAGGGTTCTTTCATGGGCGCAAACGGCCCTGTCGCCAATCCCTTTGACCAGAACATGAAGATCAAGCTCCAGGGGCTTGGCACGGGCTACGGCAACGGGCAGGACATGTTCGACGCCTACGGTGATGCAGTCACTCACGCGCTGAAGTTGCAGCCGTTCGGCAACCAGCAAGGCTCTATCTTCGGCCCCAGCGGCAAC